GGATGCTCAAGCCTCTGATAGAAGTGCAACCATATATTGATAAGTGTAGCACTAGGAATCTGAGTAAGATTGACAAATCATTTGTTGATTTCAGAAATAACGGACATCCTTATGGAGTTACGCTTGCTGAGTTACACGCCAGATGGATTGACCAGCCAACAGACCTATCTAAACCTTGGCTATTTGTTCCAAAAGATAATAAGTTTAGTGGAAAGATTATTGTTAACAAGACTGCCAGATATAACAATTCGCTATTTCCTTGGGTAGAACTCGTCAAATTGCTCGGCGATAAAATGCTGTTTGTTGGACATGATGCTGAATACGCATCATTCTGTAAGAGATTTGGGAATGTTGGCAGGTTAATCGTTAGTGATTACCTGCAACTCGCTATTGCTATTAATAGCTCTGAATGCTTTATAGGAAATCAAAGTTCAGCAAATTGCGTTGCAGAGGGGTTAAAGCATAGGAGCATTCAGGAAGTCTGCTTGCGGATACCAGATTGTATCTATAAACGAGACAATGCTACATTATGCTGTGATGGCTTAATAAATACAGATGTTGCAAATATTAGTATTAATGTTGGAACTTCCTATAAACGCGCAATAGATAAGACTCAGACACCAAGCGGCGGGTGGCAGATTACGATTAATGGAAAAACATTAAAAAGCTATTCAATAGATGCTCTTGCTATACAGGCTCAATCATTAGGAGTTAATAAGAAAAAGTCAGAGATTGAGGATATGATTGTTGATGAAACATCTCCCCGTATCGAAATTGATCCTATATCTGAAAGAACAATGTTTGATATAGAAAGAGTCAGGCTGCTCATTGGGTGAGCATGTTTTGATTTATGCGTTTATTTTCTTAATAACTTGCAGCCATGAATAAGGCTTAAAGTTATCATATTCAAAAACAGTCTCCCATTTTCCAGTGAATTTTAACACTCTTTCATTAAAGTTTAATAATGAGAAATCTTGCTCCTTGTGAGCGTCATTAGTTCCTTGTCCTGTTGCTGCACAATGCGCTAAAAAAATCTGTTGATTGGGGCAGTTTGTAACAATAAGACCATTAGGTTTTAATATCCTGCGCCATTCTTTTATTATATCAATTAGTTCATTATATGTGAAGTCCTCTAATACATGGCTGCTATAAATATAATCCAAGGCATTATCACATATAAAATTAAAATTCCTGCAATCGCCTCGTAGTTGTTGAGCATCACCACCTACATTTGTATATGGTTTTGGCATATCAAATGCCCATGCTGATTCAGTTATTTTTTGACCTCCATAGCCGACATCCATTCCAATTCCTACACAATATTTTTCTAGTAAATTTTTGCTCCTTGATGTTTCTGATTCGTAATTCATAATTTTATTTATCTGCCACCCAATGTTCATGTCCAACGAATATTCTTTTATTCTTGATGAATGTTAAGCCGCTTTTACTTAATAGCTCTTTAAGGTGAATGTGATTGTAAATCCATATATGCTGAGAAGGAATAAACATTACATCTGAAATAACTTCATCCTCCATAATTATGGGAGCTTGAATAATAAGCCTTCCTCCATTGCATAATAGTCTATTGCATTCGCTTAAAAAACCCAACCCATCCTCTACATGCTCTAAAACATCTAGAGCTATAATATTTGAAAAAATTCCAGACTCCCATTCACTTGTTATTTCTGGGAAAAATCCAAAATGAAGTTTTGTTTTCTTAGAGTATTTTTCTATATTATCTTTATATCTTTCATCCACCTCGATCCCGTGACACTCAAATGAGTCACTTAAATCGCCGATAAGAACACCGGGAGCGCAAGCGATTTCTAGTATACTCCTAGTTCCTCCTTGGTAAATATCTTCTTTAACGCTCTTGTTTTTTTCCAATACATTAGCAACCTGCTCGTCTATTGTTGAGCGATTGTTTTTTTGGGACCAGTATTCGTCTTTATAGACCTCACTTGGATTTAAAAAGCATGTGCTTTTATAGCTTCCATTTTCTTTTATTTCGTATCCAGAATATTGTTTCATTTAATATAATTTATTTGGAATATACATTATATCTTTTGAATAATGTTTTCCAACCTTTTGTTTCAGATTTATTATTAGGATTCAGCGCCTTTGTAGCGGTTGTGCTATCTAGGTTCAATCTTTCTCTTGCAAGAGCTAGAAGCCCCATCCCTGCGTCCGCAATGTCAGGAGATATACCGAACCGCTGCTTCATCTCAGACTTGGGCAGAACCTTGATGCGTAGGGCGAGATTCTTTTCTCCGTTCGGATCAAGTTTCCGCATACACATCTCTCGCATCAGATCGTCACCGATACCCTTTACCTGACCAGTCCGCATATATTCCTTCGCGGAATACCAAATCTCAGAGACAGAGTTGACATATCTATCGTGAGACGGAGTTGGATCGTAGGCTGATACTGGCTTATCAGATGCCCTGCCACCGAACTGCAAGCCGTAAACATCCTTCGACCAAGCCACCGAGATGAAGTCACCTAGCGGTCCACCAGCACCAGACTTGTCGTAGCCTGCGTTTCTAGGTTGAACTCCCCTAGCCAAGCATTCATTACGGAACCATTGCACAACCTGCTGCGATCTCGTCATGGATTGGTCGGTGACATCTTCTTGGAAGATCAGATACTCGTCATACTCCAGCCCTTTGTATCCATGTGGTTCTGCTAGCTTCCCTACAGTCCCGAAGTAGAGAACCGTTCTATCGCCACCATTCGTGAATGATGGATCGAGGAACGCAACCTTAACCTTATCGTTATCCAGCCATACAGCCTTATCAGTTGCCTTAGAATTTAGTATCTCTATTTCTGAGTAAATCTGATCGGTAATGCCTGCTGGACACCAGAAACCGCGATACATCCGCCAGAACGATGCTGTATTCCTAGCCTCCTCTGGAATCTTCTCAAAATCCGCCGGACCCTCCATCCAAGAATAAATCTTCTTCTTGGCAATCATGTTCGGGTTCTTAACACCATCGAAGTGCAAGCAGACTCCGCGAACCGTATCCCACTGATCGTCTTCAACAGTAATGGACTCCCAGCCATCCTTAGGCTTGGCGAACTTGCCGAATGCGTCCACATACGATGCAGGGTTAGAGATACCGATAAACTGGAAGCGTTCGCAACCTTTGGACAAATTGAAGAACGCAACCTCAGTGATAGCCTCAGATAGCTCTGAAAGCTCGTCAGCAACGAAGATAACATTCTTGTTGTGGATACCCTGCATCTTACCTGTAGCGTCACGCTCCTTCTTCTTCTCGCCGGGAATAAGAACGATGCCTGATAGGTCAGATCGCTTGCCGTCTTTCGCTACAAAGCTGATCTTGTTCTCAGAATCCACCAGCTTGCCGGGTAGTCCTAGTTGCTCGCAGACCCCCCAGTATTTCGTGATCTTACCCCAGATACGCTGCTTGGATGCCTTGATCGTAGTGGAAGTAGCGAGGACCGTTGTATTCTCAGGATCGGCTAGGTAATTCACAATAGCCCAAATTGCGTAAGCCTCCGACTTGCCGCAGCCACCGGAGCCAGCGATAGCTAGATATTCGTGATCGCAGGCTGCTCGGATCATTCGCTCTGCCCAAGGATGCCAGATAAAATTAACCGCTGCCTTGCTATCCTTCTCAGGCCAAAGAGCGATAGCGATTCGCTTGAAGTGATGGAATATATCGTAGCCTCCGGTATCCTTCGGAATGCGACCCTTAATTTTTTCACGGAACATCGCAAGCTCGACAGCTATTTGATGTGTGCCTTTTTTCCAGTTGAACCCGTATAAATGAAGATAACCCTCGATTGGATCACCGTAAATTGGTGCTGAAGTCATTCCTGTTTATTTTACAAAAATATAAAACTCTTTCAATTATTTCTTGCAAATAAGTCATCTTATAGTAATCTGGATTTAGTGATGAACATACTTGGTGATTTTCTTTTCAAGAAAACAAACGCAGAACTTTATATTGACGAGCATCGTCCGTCCGTTGTATTTGATATAACTGTTAGACCTGAAGATTATGTCAATGGAACAAACAATCACCCTACAAAGTCTCCTCTTGCTTTGGCTCTGCAAAGGTCACTTGACGGAACTTCGTATCGGGTGGAAAGAGCGGGTCTTAAAGCTCTCGTTATTTCTCGCGGTATTTACCAGTTTGCTTTCTTTATGCCTCGGCGGGTGTGGAGGAAGGTAAGTTGCCTAGAGTTCGGCGATCAGCCGCCATCCTCACCTATCAAGTTCACTGCTGAATTTGAGATGATTTTTTAATTCTATGAAGCTAGTTATACCTGTATCCAAGCACGACCGTCATTTGATCCCCAACTTTGTCAAATGCCTAGATAAATACCCAATGGGAACCGAGCATGATCTTTTGATTATCGGCTCCAAGGAAAACGAAGAAGTTATCCTAGATTTCGAGAAGCAGATCAAACATCTGTTCGATTCCTCGGAAACTCACATCATTGCAGATACGATGCTGGGTTGGCCGATGTCCTGCAACTTTTACTTCCAGCAGGCTTGCGCTCATCTCCGCAAGGAAAAAAAGCTGGATGCCTTCATGTGGTTTGAGTTGGACACGGTTCCAGTCAAGGAGGGCTGGCTTGATCTAATCTCTTTCGAGTATTACTCAGACACAACTAGGGCCGTTAAGGAGAAGCGCGATCCGATGATTTACATGGGAGCCAAGGAACGAGTCTATGAAGGCAAGAATGGCGAGCTAGTTCCTGAGTCTGTGGCTGGTCACAAGATGGCGCAGGTTGGAGTGTATTCCACAGAAATATGTGATGCCCCTGTATTGAACTCCTTGTCCATGACTACACGGCATTGGACGCATGTAATCCAATGGTATGTCGTTAAAGGGTTAAAGGATTCTCCTCTGATTCAAAACAACTGGAGAACAAAAAATTATCGCTATTCTAGCGGGCAAATAGTATGTGATTCTGTAGCCAATTTAGCTTGGGATGTTCATTGGAATAAAGCCGTAAACGAGGACGCAGTTCTCGTTCATGGATGTAAAGATGACTCGCTTGTTAAGTTGTTGTTGAACAATAATAGCAATGAGGATATGAAGATTGCAACGAACTTGACAGTTGAGGAAGCAGAAGAGATCGCCGATGACATTGAGGATAAGGTTGAAATAACCGAATCTGAACTTGATAGGAAACTAAAGATTTACCAAAAGCGACTCGCCAACTTAAAGTTCTTCCAAAAGAAAACCCCACAGGAAGAAAATAAATGAGCGATAGACTAGAAACACTTTCAGCTAACGGGAAGCCTCCGGTATCCCGCATTAAAGACGCTAAATCAGCCTATGAGATTTGGGAGACTCTACGACGAGCGGATGCCGTATCGGCATTTGACCGCAGCAAAATTGATGCTGCATACGACAATGAAAGACCTTACGACGAACGCGCCCTCATCAATGCTGGGCAATCTTATCGGGTTAATGTATCGTGGGGCTTTGCAAAGCAAGTATTGGATACTGCGCTTGCTGGTTATGTAGATGTTATCAATGCACCGCAGACATTCTTCCGCTGTCCTACACTTTACGGCACTCAGACGGAGCGTGACGAACTAGAGCAAGTCGTAGCCCAAGAGGTTACAGCAGCTATCCGTTCTTGGCGTAACTTCTTCCCTACCTACCTAAAGCTCTGCAATAGCTTCATCAAGCATGGTGTTGGCATTGCTTTGTTCAACGACGAATGGGATTGGCGCTGGAAGGCTACGGATATGTCCGACTTTAAGATTCCCCGCAAGACGGAGATCGGTCAGGACAACATTGATGTAGCCGCCTGCCTTCGCTTCTACAGCCCTACACAGCTTTATCAGTTGATTAAGGACGAGGAGACGGCAAGGATCAACGGATTCAACATCGAGGCTTGTCGCAAAGCAATCATCTCCTCTGTCAATAATAACAACAATTATTACAACTTCCGCCAGTATGACTGGGAGAAGCTGGAGATGGAGCTTCGCAACAACGACTTGTTCTTCACGACTCAAGCTGCGAACCAACAGTCAATTCGCGTTGTCCACCTGTGGGTAACTGAGTTCGACAACCGTGTATCGCACTACATGATCAACGACGATAACGGAGTGCAAGACTTCTTGTTTAAGAAGATCGGTAGATTTGAGAACGCCTACCAAGCCTACACCGTATTCACCTACGGAGTTGGAACTAACGGTTACTATCACGGTGTTCGCGGCCAAGGCTATGATGTATTCGCTATCAACGGTGCGTTAAACCGTGCGTATTGCTCATTGCTGGAGATTGCATCCTTCGGAAGTGCGCCTACATTCCAACCTAAAGATGAGACCGCCTTGCAGGAAATGCAGTTCATCCCGAATGGAGTCTATAATTTGCTTTCTCCGGGAATTGATGTCATTAAGGATACTATAGTTCCCAATGTATCTAACGGAACCCTGCCGATTGTCAGTGCATTTACACAGTTGTTCCGAGAAAGAACATCTGCATACAATACGGAATCTCTTATCAATACATCCGTAGAGAAGTCCGCTACACAAGTGCGCGCTGAACTTAGCAATATTGCTAAGATGAGCGTGTCAGCTTTGAATCTTTTCTTCGATCCTTGGGAGTCCTTGGTTCGTGAGATGATCCGCCGAATGAAGCGGAAAGACTACGATGCTCAAGAACCGGGAGGCAAGTATATCATCGAACTCCACAAGCGTCTCCTGCAAAGAGGCGCAGAAGGATTCGGTGCTAAAGATCGTTACCTCCAAGCGTTCTTCGCTCTGGATGTGGACCGTCTTCGCGTTACGAAGCCCGTAGGCGCTGGATCAGAAGCAGCCCGCATGGTTGCCTTTGATCGCCTCATGGGAATCTTTGGAAGCCTTCCTGACTACGGCAAGCAGAACCTCATTTGGGACATTGCTTCTGAGACTGCTGGATACGAGAACGCAGCTAGGTATGCGATCCAACCCGGCGAGTCTGACAAGCCAACGGTTGACGCTTCTATCGCTCAACTCGAAAACAACTCTCTATTGGCAGGTGGTCAAGTTGCAGTGCTGGACGGACAGAACGATCTCGTCCACGCCAAAGTTCACCTTGAAGTTCTCACGCCGATGGTTACGCAGGCTCAAGAGTTGCTTGAGCTTGATCCTATGCAGTTGGCTCCGATGCTTGAAGGAATCAACGCACTTAACGGACATGTCGCGCAGCATGTCGAAAAACTCTCGCAAGACCCAGCGATGCGTCAGGAAGCAGCGTTCTATCGTAAGACGCTCCAAAACGCAGACGAAATCTTGCATAACGGAACGCTAAAGGTTCAGAAACTTATGGCGGAACAACAGCAGTCTGCTATGATGGGGCAGATGCAAGGAGAGGATTTGGCGCAAGGTCCACAGATTGACCCAGCCACGCTTGCTAAAATCGAGGCGCAACGAGCCGAGCGGCAGGCGAAACTTGAGATGGATGTGCAGATACATCAGCAGAAGATGATTATGCGCCAGCAGGAAGCATCTCAAAAACTAGCAATCCGTGATGCGGAAGCTGCTAGCAAAATCCAATCGACAGGTATTAGAATATGACACAAAGACAACTATTCCAACTGAACGCAGATAAGGTATCGCAATTAGAGCAACTGCTGGATAATCCAATTCTAAAGGAAGCATTCGTTATTGTTAGACAAGAATGCACACCTAAAGCTCCAACCGATATTGAAGCTGCCAAGTCTATTGGAGCAGAAGAATTTCAAAACAAATTAACTTCACTGACCAAAGTAAATCAGAAGAAGTTGAATGACTTGGATAAAGAATATATTATCCAAGCTCGCAGAAAACTTTTGTCCACGGGGTTATACACCGAGGATGAAATCATGGAAGCTGAGAGGCTTTCGCAGTCAAACAATCAACAGGAGTAATATTATGAAAATGGCAACCGAGAAACGCATTGCACCAGCAGCAGTTAAAGCAAAGCCCGTAGTTGGCAAGAAGACAGCATCCACAGGTAAATCTTGGGGCGCTCGTCATCGCGCCAAGATCAAGTAAGCATTAGAAAGAATTTATGTCAGAACAAGCAACAACACCGACACCAACAGAACCAGCATCCACTAGCGCAGCGATTACAAACCTTCGCAGCGCCTTGGATTCCATTGCAACAAATGATCTCAGCATCCAGCCTCCAAAGGAAGAGCCAAAGGTTAATCCAACTCAGCCTACTCCAGAGCCTCCAAAACAAGAGGAAGTCAAAGCTGAACCTGCGAAAGAAGGAGAAGGACAGGTCGAGGAAACTAAGGAACCTGCTAACGATGTTTCTTTCGAGCCAGAGCCAACAGGAGAAAAAGAGAAGGTCCGCTGGAAAGAACTGAAGCAGGCAGAGAAAGACCTTAAGCTAGCACAGAAAGAGCTTGCCGAGCTTAAAGCTAAAGGCAGCGAATTTGAGCAAGCATCTAAAGAAGTTCAAGACCTCAAGGCGCAGATCGAAGAGATTCAGCGTGAGCGTGAGGCTATCGACGGAGAGCTC